TAATACTCAAGAGCGTTAGTATCTTTGAGGAAAGAATACTGGCCCTCTTGAGGAGACGTAATAGCACTCGCTCGAGCTGCCGATGATGCAAAAACGTTAATCCCCTGCATGAGGTAGCCGTTTACATCGCCGGCAGTTAATACCTCACCGGTAGTAAAGGTCTTAAAACCTTGTCCAGCCGCCATATCCTTACTCCTTAGTATGCTAACACGGAGGTATCGAGCACTCCGTATAGAGATGAGTTTAGTATAAAGCCGTCGATAATCGGCTCTAGTGTTGTAAAAGTCGTTTTCCAAGAGTTAGGCGTTACTCGATGCTGCACTCCGAAAATCTGTAAAGTCTGCGAGAGAGTAGATCCCCCAGGTTGATTAGTAGTAACCGATACCGGGTCAAAAAAATCTAGATCAAGAGCTGCGATAATGCCATCGTTATAGTTATCTGTATAAAGGTCTAGCTCTACCGCATCGCATCGAGTAGCAGTATCTTTACGGCTTGCCACGTAGGCCCGGGCATAATTGAGGGCATCGGCATCCGTGTTCATTACTAGATTTTGCTGATTATATGAGTGAGCAAAGTACTCCTCGATAGAGGCATCATCTTGCGCAAGCTGAGCCGTACCGCCTATTTTAGTTATAGAGGCTTGGTTATATACCTGCGTATCGTCCAAGCGCCATACGGCGTTATAGTAAGTAATCTCGCTACCGTCGTCATTAAATACGACCGGAGGCAAAGCCTGCGACTCTATGCAAAACTGGCGATCGTGCAGCTCTACGGATCCTCGAGCGTTTATGTATAAAGCGCCGTACTCTGACGTAGTTGCCACTTGTAACGCAGCTAAAGCCGTCCGAGCCGTACCCGGGTCAGCTTGGAAAATCGTGGAGCCGTATTGGATCTCGCGCATCGATGGAGGCCAAGCTATCTCGTCGAGAATAGCGTTTACTCGCTCGCCGGGTAAGTCACCGGCAGCAGCTAGAGTAACGGTCGATATCTGACTATTTTGGAAAAGTCTAAAGGCATCGACGGCCGTGATAGTTGTATAAACGACATCGGTAGCCATCTTTGGCGTAGTAGTTGTATAGCCTGTAATAAAGCCGCTAAAGAGTGGATACTCGACACCGGCATAACTGGCAGTTATCTGCACCTTACGGAGTGGAGTAAGTAAACCGTAATAAGGCCCGGCCGCGTTCTGCGGGTTAAAATCGCCATTTTGGTCCACGATACGCAGAGTAAGGGTACCGGTTTGGAATACGTCGGCCTGAGCGTTACGGCCTCGAGTAGTTGTAATGCCATCGACTACGTTAGATACATCGACTATAACCGATGCTGCATCGGCTAAAATATTAGTACCCAGTATGCCACTATCTAAAATCATAGCCTGCGCAAAAGATGGACCCGTAGAAAAATTAATAAAAGCGTTAATTGTAGGGACGGTCATAGTACGCCCGCAGTAGTTAAGGGATCTCCGCCTCGGTTAAGGCGTTGAATAGTATCTTGAATAAGACCAGCAAACTCATCCTGCGCAGCTATAGCGCCTGCGTTTATATTAATATTATAGGTTTGTGCATAGCCCGAGCCATAGTTCATATAAGGGCTATAGCCGCCTAGTCCGGCTTGTTGATCCGGTGTAAGAGTTGAGAATAAATCGAACGCATTAACACTACTTGGTAGGTTCTCAGTTAATGCAGCAAAATCGTCCACGGTCTTAAAAGTAGCCGCAGCCGGTATAAGTGATCCGACACCGCTTTTAGTAAGGCCTGCGGTGTTGCCTCCCGAGCCGACTTTGCTAAGTAAAGCTATGTAATCTTGCAGAGCTTTTAACCGTGCATCGTCGGCTATTTTTTGAGCCTTAGCTACTCTATCTATCATTGATAACTCGGCAGACTCCCGGAGTTTTCCTAAAGTAATCGCAGCGTTAGCGCTATTACTTAAAGATGCTATGCGAGCAATTTCTGTAAGTTGGATCTGTACTCGCTCGCTATAACTCTCTTTCGCCGCAAGCTGACCGGCGGCGGTAAGTGCGGCGTTATATTTCTTAAACGCTTCCTCGCGTAATAGGTCTTTATCGGCCTCGGCCATCTTGCTATCGTTAATAACCTTAAGCTCTGTCAAAAGTCGAGTATTAAGCTCGCTGAGCGTGGCATCGCTAATTTCTTTAATACCGGCTAATTTAGCCGTATCGGTTGCCTTTTGCAGTAAGCCTAATTCCGTAATTTTCTTAAGAGCTAAATCGCCATTTTCTTCCTCAATAGCCATAAGCGCCTCAAGGCGTAGGCGTGTCTCTTTGTCGTATGTCGCCTGTAAAGCTGCGGCGATAGAGATACGAGTGCTATCAAATACGGCGGCGGCTTTAGATAACGAAAGTTTATTTTTGTCTGCTATCTGTTGCTTCTTAGTGAGTGCTAATAGTTCTTTAGCTCTACGAGTTGCATCGGCCTCGGCTTTAGCCCGGGCTTTGGATGCTGCGTAAGTACCCGCCGGGGATGCTGAGCGCCCACCTGTTCCCGGTGTCTTAGTAACGGGCTTGGATAGAAAACCTGATGGATCTCCAGCGACAATTAGATCTACGTACTTTTGAGTATGCTCGATAAACCAAGCCATACTACCGGCCACGGCATTAATTGGACCGTTAAGAGCTTTAGCTACTTTAGATAAATTAACTACGAGAGTCGCCGTATTGTCTGCGGCCTCTTTCATTGTGTCGGCTAAATCTTGGACCGTAGTATCACCGGTTAAAATCATTAAAGCATCGACTAAACCTTTACCGATGATCTCTTGAGCATTACCCGCAGCTACGCCCAAAAACTCCATCTGCCCAGCAATAGTTTTTAATCTTTCGGCATTTTGTCCCGAGTATTGCTCGTTTAATTTTGTCTGTAATTTTGTAAAACCTGCTACGGATAACTCAGCTTTAGTAAGGCCCGTATTATATTTAGATAGGCCCTTGGTCTGCCCTAGATAGGCCATACTTAAATCTTTAGCGACCTCAGCCGCATCGACTCCACTACCTGCGGAGATGTCTAAAGCAAGGGTTAAGAGTTCTTGAGATCTAGCTACTGAGCCGGTAGTTTGTAAAAGGGTTTGGAAAGCCGGACGTAACACGTCATCGGCTACCCCTGCGGCAGCTTCGAGATCTGATATAAAAGTTTTAATCCGTGCATCCTCAAAGCCGAGGCCAAGGTTCTTTACGGATTGAGTTAAACGAGCTGCGGCCTTTTCATCCTCGGCAAAGGCCTTAAAAGAGGCTTTACCAAAAGCTACGACGGCGGTAGCGCTAAAGGCTAGGCCAAAAGATTTAGCAAGGTTTTTTACTGTTTTCTCAAAGCCGCCGATCTGTTTTTGACCTTTAGCTAGAGCTTTGCCGTCGAAAGTGGTAACGGCATTAACGAATAAATCGGGTAGCTTCATTATGCCGCCTTGTCGTATCGGCCTTGGTTAAAGGCTGCGATAGTGTTTTCTATAGCTCGTACTACTGCCGCTTGAGCTTTACCCTGATCCTCGGCCCAAGCTCTAAAAATCATACGCCCGCGAGATTTACCATCGCCATATAAAGGACCCATGCGGCTAATAAAATGAGCACCTGCGCCCGGGTTATTCGAGCGGCTCTTTGGATCTCCGCCCGGGTTTTTACGTCCGGCGGTCTCATAGATAGATCCACTAGCTGAGGCGTTTGCGATGATGTACTGAGAGCTCCATCCATTTTTATTACGCTTGCTAGGAGCCTGAGAGTAATAAATCCCTTTACGTGCGGCTTCTACTTGGTAAAGCGGAAAACGGCGTAAACGTCCCTCAGCGTTAAAAGTTCTAAAGGCTGAGTTACGCGCCGTAATTTTTTTAGTAGCTGCGCCCTCGTCCCAGTTGTATAGGTTGCCCGGTACCGGAGATGGAGCGTAGTCCCTTGCCTTGTCCCGGATAGGGATCATTACGCCTTTTATCTCTTTGTTCATCTCTTTTAATAGTTCGGGATCTATTTTACGCAAAGCGCGGATAGTCTCTTTAACGCCGTCTAGGTTTACGGACATTATTAGCCTCCTCCGATTGCTCGTTTAATACTTTTACTAACATCTTTATCATCTCGGTATCGAGATCTAGGACCGCTTGAGGCGGGACCCCTAATCGTATAGATAACACCGCTACCAAATACGTTAGAGAGTCCCGCCCTAGCTTAAAGGTTCGTCGTCTAGGACCTCGACTTTAGACAAGGTCTCTAAAAACTCTGCTCCGAACATAGGCACCGTTTGGCCGGCTACCTTGAGACACTCCCAAGCTAACCAGTAAACATCGCTTTGCTTCTCGTCGTCCCTAAAGGCTTTGTGAAAACCTTTTTTTGCGTATAACTCAAAGGCGTACTCGATCCGTGGAGTTATCTGATGCTCAGATACCTCACCGGTAGCCCTTGTTATCTTGAGTCTTGCCATTGTTTGCCCCTTGTCTTTTCAGTTATTAGCTTGTAGTAATTACGATTGGTGAGTTGCAGGTAAACGTAATGCTCTGAGTACCAATATCTCCTACTGCGCCATTAATATCGGTAGTGTTATTTACCAAAATAGTGGTCGAGTAAAGAGGGTTAGTAGCTGAGACGGCAGCGCTTGTTTGCTTGAGCGTAATAGGTACTGTTGTACCCCATGCGCCTTGGAGCGTAGCGTTTACGTTTGCAGCCGCAGTATCGGACAAGAAATCTAGCGCTATCGTGCTAGTTTCTAGGCCTTTTGTATATTTTCTGGATGAGTCGCCCATGGCCGTGACCTCGAGCTCCTCAAATACGCGGTTAATCGTTGCGCTTGTAACATGGTCAGAGAGTGCAACCGAGTTAAGGGTTACGACTACTCCGTTAGATAGAAATACGGCCATCGCCTATTCCTCGCTTTTCTCTGTAGTAGGTGTTGTTGCTTTGGTGTCTTTTTTTGGTGCTTCGGTGATCTGCCCTATCTTGATAAGAAAGGCGATATCTTCATCGGTTAGGCTCATTTTTAACTCCAGCTCGTAAGTATTGAGATAGTGATATCTGTAGTAAGTAAATCTCCGCTTTGTACGGAAAGTACGCTCGGCGCGCTCACGTTGCCGATATTCATAACGATGGATGAGGCCGCTAACTTTTGATACACGGCACAAACCATAGACTCGATACCTTGTAAGTTACCTTGGTTATCGTATAACGGCACGTTACAGATAATACGAAAGGTAGCTAGAGGCGAGATACTCGAGTAACTGTTATTGCTTGGAGTTATGTATGGATCTGCCGGCGATACGATTACGGAGTTTGCCGTAATAGTTGGAGGCGGATACGCGTACGTATTCCAAACGTTAGTATTAGCAAGAGCGGCAGCTAGTGAGGCTCTTAGCGTGGTAATCGGCGCGGTCATGATTTAGCCGATCATCGTTAAAGGGTTCATGTAACCGGCGATAAGGCCCCTAATTTTCCCGATCATGCTATTACCCATGCGGTAAGGGCTAGGGCTAAAGCCGTCAATAGATACGCCGCCGGTTTGGCTTACTTGTCGGGGCTGCCATATATCCACGGCTAAAATCATCGATGCCTCACGGATAGCCGGAGTAGTCGCGTAAGTGTTTGTCTTTAGGTCTGCGCCTAAGGCTTGGCCATAAGGCAAGATACGGAAAAAATTAACGTTTGCTGCGGTCTTAGAAAATTGGATAAAGCTATAGCCGTTAGGCCAATTCCAAACGCTCGTATTCCAAGCTAGAGACGGGATAATATTCGTGGTCCCGGCACTCCATGGGATAGTTCCCGTAATTGTGTAGGTGCCGTTAAAGGTTGAGCCGCACCCACTCAAGGTTACGCTCTGACCCGTGCTAAATATTGCAGGGTTGGCGATCATTACGGTAGCTATATTATTTTGCAGAGTTGCCCCTACTACCGGAGCAGAGTCAAACCATAAAAATTGGTTTACGAGATCCTGAGCAGTTTGGCAAACCTCCTCAACGATGGCAGAGCTATACAGGTTTTCGATACCGAGGTTAGCCCGTAGTTCGGCTTCGGTTACGTATGTAGCTGCCATTTTTATCTCCTTACTTGTAAAAGGCCGGTAGGGCTCAAAGGGCTAAGAGCCCTACCGACTATTAGGGTTTATCTCAGGTTAAGTTATAGCGGACGAGGCCCTTAGGCATCTTTACGATAGTCGCCATAAAGCCATAGATGGCTACCTGTACTTGCAGGTTAGATACAACGTTTACAGACATATACGCCTGAGGTGAGCGGTAAACCGTCATGGCCTCAGGTGCAACGATAAAGGCTGAGTCGTCGATAGTAGTAGCTACCATCTGGTGATCTACGTATAGATCAAGACCTAGGACGTTACCTCGGATGCTTGTAGGTGTTGATAGACCGCCGGAGTTCATAGGAGCCGCAGCGTTGTAAATTGGTCGGCCTGTTGAGTCAGTAGCACCCATTAGGAGAGACCATTGAGATGGACCAGCTACGTAGTTACGTGCAAAGTAGCTAGTGTTCTTGTAAACGTTTGCAGACTCTGTAGATACATAAGAGATGATACCGGCGCTAGTTGCAGCTACGGCAGTACCTTGCACTCCACCGGCAACGACGTCAGCGATTACGGCTGCATCTGTAGCTAGAGAATATGCGCGTTGTAATTGATTAGTTAGCTCTGCGTAAAAATTAGGATCTGAGCGCTCTAGCAATTCAACGGATAGAGTGTTCATACCTGAGTATTTCTTTACTGTACCTGTTAGATACTCTGTAACCATACCTGTATTTTGTACGGCTCCAGCTTCTGCCTCTACTGTTACTACAGGTGCTACGCCATTTACCGCCGGCACTAGTAACGAGTGATGGGACCGAAATGGTCATACCACTTTGAGGCAAGGCCCCTTGGCTGAGCGCATTAATCATAGGTGTATCAAAGTTAGTGTTCGATACAAACTCGCTTAGATACTGAGTAGGGTTAAACGCAGGGTTAGTACTAAAGCTATCATCTGCGGCAGTTACGTATAGCTTTGAGTTTTCATCGCCTAGAGCAGCTTTGATTTTGTGCTCTGTATATGTAGCCATTGAGGTAATAGGTGTACGTAGTCTCTGAGAGTCTAATACGGACGGACGGATAATACGGCGAGATGCCTCAACAGGGGCAGCCTCGGCCGGTGCTTCTGCCGGAGTTTCCGGCGTATTTTCAGGGGCTGTCGTCATGACATCCTCGCTTTCGGTTTCGGTTTCGATCTCTACGATTGTCGTATTAATCGTCGTTGTTTTTGTGCTTGTACTTGTTGCAGCTTCGAGCGCAGCTCGAGCAGCAGCAATATCAGTTACGGAGGCGCTAGAAAAGGCCGCACTCTCGACGAGCGATACCTCTTTGAGGACCGCCGCCGTTACTAACAGGTAATCCCCCATAGGCTTCGAGGCGGTTACATCTACCCCGACGGATAAGCCGCTTACTAGGTTTTCCTGAGCTAATACGAGCGCATCTTGTCCCCGAGAGCTGCTCGATAACTTAAAGGATCCATATACGCCGTCGGTGGACTCGCTAAAAGAGATAGCGCGACCTACCGGCTTATCCTGTTGGTGTTGTGATAATAATTTTATTTTACCTGCATCCGGAATAGCGATAGCGCCTCGCTCAAACATAACAGGCCCTGCACTTGTAAAACCTATCTCGCCATATGGTGCAACGAGGCCGGATACGATGCGACGTTCTGCATCTGCGGCTTGGATTTCTTGGCTAAACGTTAGTAGCACTTGTATCTCCTAGCGGTGTGAGTTGTTCCATCTGTCGGGCTTGATTAACATCGATTAGATTTAGATTTAGCATTTTTTCTATAATATCTAAACGGTCTTTTGCATCTGCACGTAAAAACGTATCATCTACGGCAAAACGTACTTGATTAGAGGAGTTTGTTATATCGTTCATAGATAAACGATCCTCGATAGCAGAGATATAAGGCTGCAAAGAATAAGCGACAAACTCTTTACGACCATCGATAATATTTTGGTACGTCATTGAGTTATTCATATCCGAGCTAATTAAATACGCCGGGACGTTCATAGCTCTCGCGATTTCCGTACTGAGGTATTGAGAGGACTCGTTATAGGTCATGTCTTTAGGACTAAACCCAATATGCTCTACGCTCAAAGTAGAGGTGAGATATGCCGTCGATCTATTTTGGCGAGCGGCTTTCCATCCAGCTAAAATACCTTGTACTTGCGCCTCTGGTAAATCTGCTCCATTATTTTTTAATACTGTTGTAGCCATTGGAGTACTAGCGCTAACGGCTGCGGCCTTTTGTATATCGTATGCAGCTTTAATAGTTGTCGATGCGCTTTGCAAAACTCCAGGGAGTAGAGATTGGAAAGTAACTAAAGATCCAATACCGCCCATCGGTACTTTATTACCATCTACAAAATAATCCTGTACCTCGGTACCGTATTGATTAGTTGTATATGTAACGCGATTATTAGCGACCCACTCAAAGCCGGACGGTCTGCCGTCATCGGCGTAGAGACTTGTTACACGCCAGTAAGCGACGGCGTAGAAAATTAAACTATCAACGGTTGCCGAGATAGTAAGGCTGCGAGGTTGGCGTAGATCGGGTTGCTCTAACCAAACAGGAGAGCCTAATTTTTCTCCAGTTGATTTTTTATATAACCCTAAATCGATAGTGCTAATTACTCCCGCAATTAAATTACGGCAGCGACTAACGCTCGCGACCTGTAAAGCAAAATTACGATCGATACCAATACCGTTATATCCGTAAGCGCTATTAGTATTAAAAGATCCGTAACCATAAGTAGTATCCATTACGGCAGGGGCATATTGCGCCTCTACCGTAGCTTTGCTTGGACTCTTGAGCCCTAAAGTTTCGAGTAATCCCATGGGGCCGATTTTCTCAAAATGTCAAGCATAAAACCGTTTTAACGCGGCGTGTCTAGATATAAACCTTAGCCTCGCCCATGGGTTGATTAAGGATATGGACGATCATGCTAAGGCCGATAGCGATATCTACGGGGCCTGCCGATTTACGGCGGATAATACGCCACGATGCATCGCTCTCTTTAGCTGCGCAGTTAGCCATATGACTTATTAGCTCATCTTGGCCCGAGTGGACTAAACGGTTATTAGCTAGAGCTTCATGGAGATCGCCCGAGGCTTGGTAGCCCTTTTGCCCGGATATATCGGTGGTATTTATGCCGTTTACCTCAAGGCGTTTGGCGATACTGGCCGTGGTGTACTTGTCAAAGCACACCGTACGCGGATAATAATCTTTACACCATTTAGCAATATGGTCGGCCATATATAGCTCGTCTATGGATACGTCGCTATGAAAGATCTCCAGTACTGCAACGCCTATACGGCCATCGGCTAAAATCTGCCCCATCGTGAGGGACCCGTCGCGCCTACTCGGTGCCACATCGAAAGCAAAGATAGTAAGCGGTCCCGGTGTCAATTTTAGATCCTTATCGCCGGCGTTTTCTACCGACATATGAGGCCACGGGCTCGCCGTACTGCTGATCCACTGGCAAAGGAGCTCGGTTTTTGTGGTCACTACAGGTTGAGTAGCTACCGCCTCCTCTAAAGCCTCCTCTGTAACGGTGTATCCGAGAGCAGGGTTAGCCATGGCCCACGC